TGCAGCTGACTTTTTTGCCAGCAATGCAGTCTACTCTTACCTCCAGGTTGGTAAGGTAGTCGAAGTAGAAAAGTTTGCAACCAACTTTGATGATGGTCTTCTTTCCTACATGCAGCTTCCTTCAGATCCAGGTGCGCTTAAGACAGTATTTGAGATTACTCGCTCAGGTGCTTTCTCAGGCAAGCTTGGTATCCGTAGCAACCTGGATGTCCACAACGTCATTGGCGCATTCCGCGTCAACCTAACCTTATAATAACAGGAGGAATATCCTAAGATGAGTAAAACAATCCAAGAGCTCCTCTCAGGACTCCCAGCTTGGGAAGCCGCATTATCTGAGGACGGGTATCTAGACCAAGACAACAGAGTTACCATTAAGGAAGCTTTTGCATCACCAGATGCTGCAATTCTCTTCCCAAAGGTTATTTCTCGTACTCTTAAGGAAGCAGCTGAACCCCAGCTTCTAGTTACTCCTCTACTTTCAACTGTACGTCTCGGTAAGGGCCGTTCACTTGAATTCCCAGCAGTTAATGCAATTCAAGCAGCTGAGATTCCCGAAGGACAAGAGTACCCAGAGCAGGCATTAGCCTTTGCAAAGCAAATTGAAGGAAAGGTGTCCAAGAAGGGTGTCAAGCTAGCTTTCACAGAGGAAGTTATTGCTGACTCACTTTGGGATATCGTCGGCCTTCATGTCCGCGCTGCAGGTCGTGCCCTTGCTCGCTTAAAAGAGCAAATTGCACTTAGCCGTTTCAAGGACGCTGCAACAATCGTCTTTGACAATGACAACGGTGCCTACGATTCAACAACTGGCCGTGACATCAATGGTGCCTTTAACGACACCGTCACCTGGGACGACATCGTAGACATGGCTGCAGTTTTGATGGCAGAGAAGCATGTACCAACAGACTTCATCCTCCATCCACTCATGTGGTCAGTCTTCTTGAAGGACAGCATCTTCCATGCAGGTGGCGCAGCTTCAGCTGTAGGTACCAGCTGGGGTTACCGTCCACAGTCTCCAGAAGGCGCACTAAACGCAACTGCTCCAATGGGTCTTAACGTACTTGTATCACCATTCGTCAGCTTCACAGCTAAGGCAAGTGGTAGTGCAGCTAAGTCTGACCTTTTCCTCATTGACCGTAACGAGGTTGGTTCACTTCTAGTCAAGGACGATCTGTCCACTGACCAGTTTGATGATCCATCACGCGACATTCGTCAGATGAAGATGAAGGAGCGTTACGACATCGTAATGCTGGGCGATGGCGAAGGTATTACCGTCGCTAAGAACGTCAAGCTCAGCCGTAACTACGAGGTTCAGGTTACAAGCGAAATTTAATTTGACCTTAGGGCATTATAGTTACGGTCACTGAAAAGTGACAGCCCATAGGCAGAGGGTGGTGGCGAAAGCTACCACCCTCTGTTTTTTACATCAGAAAACTGTTACTATTTCAGTAAAATCTCAATAAGGAGAATCTGTGGCTCTGTATTTAATAGAAAGCGCTAGTGTAGACGCTGATGTTGTCGTAATAAAGTTTGGAAGAACTGTCAAAATTAGCTCATTAATAAATGCTAACTTTACAGTACAAACCACAGCTGCTACCCCAGTTGTTGTTCCCAGTCCATTTGCAGCAATAAATACTATTACTGATTTTAATCAAATATCTAGAACTTTAAGATTGTTTTGGGATGTAATTTTAACTTCTGGTCAACAATATGAAATAATAGTTTCAAACATAAAAGACGCAGTAAATGAAACGATACCAACAGAAAAAATCAAGTTTACAAAAGCAGATGCTGCGACACCTTCTACAATAACTTCGTATTCAGAACCTGTATATGAAGAGATATTGATAGAGGATAAGTCTGTTAGAACAGATGTGTATTCTACTGTTCAAATTCTTGCTAAAAACCCTAATTTTTACGTAGTTTCTGTAGATCCTGTTAATGGAGACTTCTATGTAGATAACTCTTACAATAATGGAAGAGTAACAATTGAGTTCAATGCTCGACCAGCTTCAAACTTTCTTAACGCTAAGTATTTTAAAGCACAGAAAAAGAAAATACAGAGAACTCCATCTAGATGGGAGTCAGTAGACGCTAACGTGTCTCTTCATTCTTGGAAGGCAGAAGCTTACATAGACTTTCCATCAAATGATGCAACGCCTGTGTATGCAACCTCTAATAAAAAATATTTTGAGACTGGATATAAATATAGAATTATATTATCTAAAGATATAGGCATATAATTATTATGACTAACTTTATTTATGGAAAAGCAAAGCAGGGTATACTGAACGGTTATTTTAACTTTTCTGAAAATAATTTTAAAGTAGCACTAGTAAAAAGTTCTTATACTCCTAATCAGAATGTTCATGAATTTTTATCAGATATATCAAATACAAATGTTGCGTATACAACAGAAAATCTTCCGTCTTTAGTAAATAATTTAGGAGTTTTAAATTGTCAAGATTTTTTATTTGAATTGCCAGTAAATACTGCTTTTAATGCAGCGGTAATATATCAAGTTGGTTCAAGTCAATCAAATTCAAGGTTACTAAGCTATACAGACACAGCCTCTGGGCTTCCCTTTACGGGTTCTCAAAATTCTGTAACAGTAGTTTTTGATTGGATCGGATCAATTTTAACACTATAAGGAAAATATGACCACACAATATCCAAGTTCTTTAGATGTATTTACAAATCCAACTGCAACTGATACCTTAAATTCAGGCGATGTTCCTCATCATTTACAGCACGCAAATGTGAATGATGCAGTTGAAGCAATACAGACCGTGTTGGGTTTGAATCCAGCAGGTGCGCATTTAACTATTAAAGATAGAATAATTTCAGCTGAAACCACTATATCTAGTCAGTCAGTATTAAACGGTTTAGATGATGTTACTATTACATCAGTATCAACTGGAAATATATTAAGATATAATGGTTATCAGTGGGTTAACTATTCTGAAGCCAACGTTGTAGATGGAGGAAACTTTTAAACATGGCAAACACAATAAGAATTAAAAGAAGGGCCGGAACAGGGTCCGCAGGGGCTCCATCTTCGTTAAAAAACGCAGAACTAGCCTATAATGAGGCTGATGACATTCTTTACTATGGTAAAGGATCAGATGGGACCGGTGACGCTACGTCTATTCCAGCTATTGCTGGAGCAGGAGCGTATTTAACTTTAGGCACTTCTCAAACAGTAACTGGTGATAAAACATTTTCTGGAACAGTATCAGTTGCAACGCCATCCTCTAACGCTCACGCAGCTACAAAGCTTTATGTGGACAATGCAGTTTCTAACATAACAGTAAGCGGAACTGCTAATCAAATTACAATAACAAGTGGCACTGTGTCTTTGGCTTCAAGCGTTACAACTCCAGGAGATTTGACAGTAACCGGAAACCTTACAGTAAATGGAACTACTACAACAGTTAATTCTACAACGGTTTCTCTTGACGACAAGAATATAGAATTAGCAAGCACAGGGTCACCCAGCGATGCTGGAGCTGATGGAGCTGGTATAACCGTCAAGGGGACTACAGATAAAACCTTTAACTGGGTTGACGCAACAGATGCTTGGACATCTTCTGAACATCTTAATTTATTGACCGGAAAATCATTTTATATTAATGGCACTTCTGTTTTAAATTCAAGTACTCTTGGTTCTGGAGTTACTTCATCTAGCCTTACATCAGTTGGTACTATTTCAACTGGAGTATGGCAAGGTACAGCAATTGAAATTGCATACGGAGGCACTGGTTCCACAACTGCATCTGGCGCAAGAAATGCACTAGAACTTGGATCAATTGCAACACAAAATGCTAATAATGTAAACATTACAGGTGGTACAATAGACGGCATATCCATTGATGGTGGAACTTTTTAATTAAAACTTTTGTTAAACGGAGTCTAAATGGCTAACACTATTAAGATTAAAAGAAGCGGTACAGCCACACAGGTTCCAAGCTCACTAGAACACGGAGAGCTAGCAATAAATTATACAGATGGTAAGCTATTCTATAGAAATAATCTGGATCAAATAGTAGAACTTTCATCTTCTTCTGGCTCAGCTCCAACCACTGGCCTTACAGAAGATATAAGAGACGTAAAAATAATGCTTTATATGGAGGTCATTTAAGATGTCAATTAATCAGAAACGTTTGGCGGGTCCAACACAGCTTGGAACCTCAAGTGTTGCATACTATACTGTTCCAGCGGCAACTACTACTATAGTTAAGCAAGTTGTATTAACTAATACAACAGCATCTGCAAAAACAGTCACTGTTAGACTAGTTCCCGGTGGAGAGAGCGAAGGCGCTACGCCTAATTCACTAGATATTATTAGTGCAATGACTTTGTCTGCTAATGAAACAATGTCTTTTAACTGTTCTATGGTAATGGTTAATACAAGTGGAAATGGAGACCAATTAAAGGCACTTTGTAGTGCAAATAGCTCTGTAAATATATCCGTGTTTGGAATAGAAGAGGCTTAATAATAATGACAGGACTAGTTAGGTATGGAGCTCCTAGCGCAATGCAATCTTTTATTGATGCGCCTGATCCAATATTTGGAACTGGGGTAGATGGAGACGCTACATTAGATGGGTCAACAACTATTTTAGGAATGACTCCATTTTTAAGCGTTTACTCAATGACAACAGATCTCTTTTTTAATAATCTAACCATTAACGCTGGAGTTAGATTAGCTCCAAATGGATATAGAATATTTGTTAAAAATATTTTGACATTAAACAGTAACTCAATTATAGGTTTTGCAGGTGGCTACTCAACTGCTGGGTCAATAGCACAGCGGAGGGGCTGCACAAACTGCGGTAACCAATAGTCTTGGCGGTTCTGCAACAGGGTATTCTGCAACCGCGCCAGCAGATGGATTGGGTGGTTCAAAATATTATCAAATTCCACATCAAGCCATAAGAGGATGGGCAGTAAGCGCTTCTATTACAATTCCAACATTTCTAAGAGGTGGCGCAGGTGGTTTTGGTCAAGCAGGGGGTGGAGTGGTTATTGTAGCTGCAAGATATATAACTGGTCCATCTTCTGGTACTGCTTCGATTACTGCTCCAGGCCTACCCCCTGCTGGCGGCGGAGTAATTATAGCGATATCTTCTCATTCAGCACTTCCAGCATCAATTTTTACAAACGTAACTGGACAAAATCCAGGCACAGTCTACTACATGCAGTTGGTGTAAAATGCCAGCAATGGATAGAGTTGGTCAGCAAAGAACACAAAGAGCTGGAAATGATTCCATCTATGGTTCGGGTTTAGACGGAAATGGATATGTTAACTCTGCATTAAGCCTGACTAGCGACATGTATTATAATAATTTAGAGGTTAATTCTAATGGAATTGTATATACAAATGGTTTTAAAATATTTGTCAAAGGAACATTAACACTTAATGGATATATTGGTATAGGTTCAGTTTCTTCTGGAACAGTATCGGAATCGGGATCAAATATTTCAGATGGCTCAATTACAGGGCATGTCACATCCACTATCTCATACAGGCTTGGAGGACAAGGTGGTGGTGGTTCTAATCCAAACGTACCAGTCATGCCAAGCTATCTATATAAAAATATAAACAATCTTTTAGGAGGAAGTTATATTGACCCAGCAAATACTAGTGGAACAAAAATTACTGGCGGATCTTTTGGTACAACGGGTACAACTGGAGCAACAACTCCTGCCCCAGCTACATGGCCAAATAAAGCTGGTAAAGCAGGATCTGCTGGAGGGTATGCCCCCGATGCTCATACCGTTAATGCTCCAGGTGGAAGAGGTAATCCAGCAGCAGATGGCTCTGCTAACTCAGGTCCAGCTCCAGGTGGAGCAGGAGGTGCTGGTGGAGCAGGGGGTGGGGTTGTTGCCGTTTTTGCAAAAACAATAATTGGATCTGGAAAAATATTTTCATTAGGTAGATCTGGGGTAGGGGGATCAGCTGGAACCACAATTCCTGCGGGCGCCAACGGAGCAAACGGTGCCGCAGCACCAAATCGTACGGATCACCATCACGTTGCCCCCACTACGACCCACCACCACGTAGCTCCTGGTCATAGTCATGCACCTCATACGAGGAACCATGATCATCATAATCATACGACAAATCACTCTGATCGCCATGGGCATAAAGCTGGACCCCACACAGACCATAAGGGTCATGTCCATGAGGAGCCCCATTGGCACCATGGCGGTCACCACCACCATCCGCACAACGATGGACCTCATGGTGGCGTTCATCACTGGGATGGTCACTACTGGCATGCATGGCGTCCACACTACAACGGGTTGGGGCAATGGACTCATTATCCACCACATGGGCATCAAAAGCCTAATGGCCATCACAACTGGTATCAACCAGACGGTAATGCTCACCATCATGAAAGGTTTTATCATGGATCATTTGGCGGACACGATGGTCACGTTCATGCACACTTTGGCGAACCTCCACATACCCATACTCACGTAAATGGAATAACCCACTCAAGTGCAAGGTATCACCATCATAACCACTCTGTTTCACATCCCAATCCTGATGCATCATCGAGCCATGCTAATCCAGATGCATCGGCACATTATGCTGGTGGAGCTGGAGGAGTTAATGATGCTAATCATGGTAGGGGAGCTCCAGCTATAACTGGTGCAACAGGAAAAAGAGGTGGTGCTGGAGGTGGAGGCGCAATTGTTGTAGTTTGTGATACAATAGATTCAAACGTAGTTTTTGACACTAGAGCGGGTCTTACGGCAGATTCTGATAATTTTTCTGCCTCTTCTGGTTCATCGTATATACTATACAATATCTAAAAAGGAGAAAAATAAAATGGATTTTGAATTAACAACACAACAAAAAACAGACATATTAACTGTAACTAAAAAAAATATTAAATCAGAAATATTTAACATTTTAATTAGAGTTGGAATTGATCCAGATACTTTTGACGAAAATGATTTATCTGGTTTTGACCCAGTAATGGTAGGGGAAAAAGAAAGAGTACAGGCTCTTATAAGCGGACTAATTTTGATTGAGGCTAAGTTAGCCGCTCTATAATGAAAAGATTTGTTTGCGTTCCATTATCTTTAACAGAACACCAAATGCCAGAAGAAGCTAAGAAGTTATCTGAAGAGTCTCAGCTTTCAATAAGGGTTTCTGAAGAATATGATCATATATTTATAGGTTCTTTTCCTGAAACTTTTGCTATTGAATCGCCAGCTTCTGTTGAAAGTGGATATGTATATTGGTTAGACGTTACTGACGAATATAATAATTTTTTGAAAAATGTATTTATCCTCTGTAAAAGTTCTGATAATGAGTATAAATTTTTTCCAATATTAAAAGAAAAACATATACTAAGATTTCGTTTTAGAATACCTAAAAAAAATAAATACAACTATCAAATTTGGAACGATGATAACATGTTATATGAAGGTGAGTTTGAGGTAACGTGAACGTAGAAAGTCCAGCCAAGTGTATTTCTGTATACAGAGAAGTTTTCTCCGAAGAAAGTGCAAACCATTTTATAAAAAATTTAGAACATGAAACCACTTCTGACTGGTCTGAATTAAGTTGGGGTTCATCAAAAATTGGAGATGGTGTTTCTTCTAAGTATAGAACATCTTTAACGTGTTCGTTGATACCACTAATGAAACCTTATCCAGAAACGGAACTGTCAAAGTATTTTACAGAAAATATTAGAACTCCTATAGAAAAAGTTACAAATGATTATGTAACTGAATACTTAATTCCTTCAGGTATGCACGCAGCGTACCAATTATTAAAGTATCATCCAGAGTCAGAGTATCATGCACATGTAGACCATGCTCCTGACAATAGAAGAGTTTTTAGCATGGTATCTTGCATTCTTGCTCCAGAAGATGGTGGGGATTTAGAGTTTCCATTTTTTGATTTGTCTATTCCAATGGAAACTGGAATGGTTATACTTTTTCCTGCCAATTTTCCTTACCTACATATAGCTCATTCAGTTAATTCTGGAATTAAATACAGTTT